GGTGCTTTTGGTCCAAACAAGGGTTGAAAAATAACACTGTTTAAAATAACAGAATCACTAATCATTTTATAATCATTTACTTGACCATATGCTTGACTTAACTCATTGATAGTTGGTCTATCAGGCTCAGGTATAGTATTAGTAGTGTCTACTATATAATTAGTATATGCTGTATAGTAAGCTTGAGTTACAACATATAAGTCTATAATATTTGTGGTAGCTGGATCAATTCTAGTTGTATTATTAGAATTGTGTCTATATTGGAATTGTAATCCTTGACGACCCGGCTTCATTGAATACTGAGGTTGTGCTACTAAAGTATAGTACGGGGTAGTTACTGTAGTACTCTGAACAGTAGTATAAAATAGATTATCTGTATAAGCGTAAAATATTTGACCTAATGGATAATCATACTTAATAACTTCAATTGAATTCATCGTAGGATATTGATAAACAACATCTGTTGTAGTAATAAGTTGATATCTAGCTAAATTTATTGGATCTTGAACAAGTTCAAAGAAAGCGTATATACCAAAATTCTGAGCACCTGTTACATAACCTGTTACTGTATTAAAGAAATCAGGATCAGTAATAATAAGTCTGTTATTAACATCAGTTGCAGATACCTGAACTTCATAATCATCTATATATCCATCAGCTAACACTGTTTGACCCACAATATTTACTTGAACATTTGAAGCTAACGGATAATTTGAATTAGGTTGTGTATTAGTAGCTAAAACATTTATAAAATCTTGTAGAATTTTACCAGTAAATGGGTCATAAACTAGTTTATCTCTTTCAAAAGAAAATCTGGTATCATATACACTACCAAAATAATATATTAAAGATTTATAAGATACTGAGTATCTATTATTACCTAAACTTAAAAAATTGATAAAGTAGCTAGGATCATTATAATCAGCAATAGACCATCTGTCTTCAACAATAGTCAACCCATTATTAAACACTAGAGAAAAGCTTTGCTGTAATTCTATTCTGATAATACATTCTTGAATAATTTCATTACTAAATGTATTACTAAAAGCTGGAATCACTTGAGTTAAAATGGCGCCTGTTGGGACATAACCATTTAATGCGACAGGGCCTGTTCCGTTTGAAAAAGATCCATCACCTTGATTAAATCCATCTCCAATTACATTTAAAACACTAGTCCAAAAATAAGTTGCATTAGACGGGCCAGCAATGCCCGATACCAATCTATTATTTGAATCAAAGTAATAACCTGATGGTGCAACAAATTTAACTAGAGCACCGGGTGTTATATACTTTACATTGTATCCTGAAAAAGATCCAACTGGAATAGGTGCATTAGTACCATTAATAATATTATAATAATAACCAGTTAAAGAATTAGCATCAACTGTACTAGTTTGCCAATATACTGTGCCATCGCCAGTAGATGTATTTACATTGTATCTAGTATAATTTTGTAGATAATATTGAGTTGTTTTATTTAATAATAATTCAGATGCCAAAGTGTCCGTTAAAAAAGTAATGATGTTACTAGTATCATTCACAGTAAGAATCAAATTACCATCTGCATCATCTAAATATAATCCACCATCACTAGCGAAAGAATTTAAACTACTGTATTTTCCTGTTGGATCTAATAAATCTAAATTTTTAGAAACACCAATTGAACTTCTATTAATCGCTTTACTTTTAATTATAGAACTGTATAGAGTATAAGGAAAGTTATTATAATCTTCCCCGTTTACCATACGATTCTGTGTATAGTAGCGAGTAGGAGCACGTAGTTTGATTTGTGGTAAAGTCTCTCTAGACTGAGCATTAGAAACAGGAGTTGGTAATTGTAAACCAATGGTTAGAGTTTCAATTCTGTTCAATCTACTTAAATAAGAAAATGCAACAGTTATACCCTGCATTTCTGAAGGATCAATGGTATATGTCAATCCATTAGAAGAACGAACATATGCTCTGAAATTACCAACTGGTATGGCTGAGAATATTCCATCACCAAAATTGTAGTTAACTACGTCATTAAAACCTGATCCTACCGAAAAGATTCTTTTCTCACTAGAAGCTGTTTGTAGGTATGCATTAGCATATACATTTTCAACTTTAACCCATGGACTTAGTCCGCCATTAGCTGCACTTATTTGATATAACCAAGTATCTGTATTATTAACACCTTGAATGTCAATGTTGACTACTTGATTTGAAATTTGTTGCTGTAGTGTAAAATCGTAATTTTGTAAAATACCTTGTTTAAAATAGAAAAAATAACCTGTATTTGGACTACCATATCCCAATTTATCGTTTCTATATAACATGTTGAATCTACCTGTTGGAGCAGGTGGAATTTCATATAGATAATCTTCATCTAAACTTGTTACACTAACAAGTTCAAAATTCATAGTTAAACCATTTACTGTAGAAGAAAATGGTGCTATTGGTAAAGTTCCTTGAGGAATATTTATAGCATATTCGCTAGTAGTAATACCTAATAAGTCTGCGGTATTACCCGGCCGGCCAACTTTTTGCGTGTTAATTAGGGTAGAATTGACAATTGTATTGTACTGCTCTAACCAATTTGGGTTAGCTGGGTCATTCCAAAGTATAGTTAAATTACCTAAGTTAACACCATTCAAATCAGTGATATTTTCAGTAGTGTTAATACTTGTTATCTTTAAAAACCCTTGTGCAGCTAAATTTCTTTTAGGTGTATAGCTTACTAAGTTAGCAAGCTTGACTACTGAATCTCTGCGTTCAGCAGTATCAATGAAATTTTCTCTAGTATTTAAATCATTTCGGAAAGCCAGACCTTGGCCCATAAAAGCCATAACGTCTAATAGTGCTATGAATTCACTACTTTCTATGTAGTCATTAAATGTTTCAGGATAATAGGTACGTAGGTAATCTACAAAACTCTTGCGTAGTGTTTCATAATCATAAGACCGAAAATCTGCTTCTCTAAAGGTTTGGTATATAGATTTCCAATCATTAACACCAAATAAGGCCGATTGTCTGCTGCTGGTTGCCATACGTTTTCTCTTTTAAGTATTTATCAAACCTGTAAATCACGGTTTTTAAGTAAATTACTGAATAGTTGCTCTACTAGTATTAGAGTCAAAAAATACACTCAATACCAATGGATTATTAAAAGGGGCAATAGCTATTTCTAGTTCTATTAAAATACCAAGCTCTTGTGGGAAAGCAGCTACCGTATTTAAAATTAGTCTAGGATCTAGACTAGCAACTCTTCTGATTTCATTTTCTAGTTGAAACTGAACATCAGCCGTATTTGGCTCAAATACAAAAGACCAAATAGTCGTGCCATATGCAGGTTGACCTACTTTTTGTCCTTGTGTTATATTTAATGCATTGATAAAATCTTGAATTACAAGAGGAACGTCTACTAGAGTATATTTTTTACCTGTGTTAACAGGTCTGACAATTCCACCTACACCCCCATCAGTACCATTGACGGCATTAGTGGTTTTTGGTTGATTTGCTCCAATTGTACTGAATCCAATGTATGATGGCATATTATGTTACCTCTTAAGTTATTCTTATGTTTGATAATTGCTGCTTTCTTAAATCTGCAATTTGTTTATCTAGTGCATCAAGTTCTGCATATGCAGCCTTAGCCTGAGCTTTAAATTCTAACAATGTAGCATCTCCTTGAGGAAGACTAGTTTGTGCTTCGTTATAATTAAATTCAGCAGTAGCATATTTTCTAATAACATCTTCCCTTGAAGCGGTTAGAGTTTCAATCTGATTTATTATACTAGTTATTTTATTATTTCTTTCAACTGCTGTGTTCAATGCAGCAGTAGCTGAATCCGAAACCGTTCCTGTTAAGTTTGGTGCGGGAACATTTCCTAATAACGCTTTAGTTTGATCATTTATTTGTGATCGGTCTGTAGTATTTACGCCTACTTGAGGAGTAACAATCTTAACAAAACTTGAGCTTAATCCTGAAATTGCAGAATTTAATTTTGCAGCCGCTACAGCCGGCAATCCTGCTTGAACTAATGCCGATAAACCTAATGATTTTAGTTTATCTAGCCCACTTGAAAGAAATCCAGTAACCGAACTTGCTATACTGCTTATTGATTTTCCTATTGTAGTTAAACTGCTTACTGAGTTTATGGCGCTTGATATAGCGCCTGATAAAGAAATTCCATTAATAGCCGCAGTACTAGCACTATCAACAACTGCCTTAATAGATCCTGTACCCAGTATAGCGGTAGCCGCTTTATTTGAGTAGTCTGAGTAGTCTGTTATAGAAGAAATTGCATTTTGACCACCGGGTATCATATCGACTCCACTAGCGATAGCTGAGTTTGCCCCACTAGTAGTATTTGTAGTTGTGAACGCCCCAGCTAGTTTATTAGCGGCATTTGTAACTACTGATCCAGCTGAATTTATAGCTGTGGTTGCTGTGGTTTTTATAGTATCAAGAGCACCGCTAACTGAAGATAGCAATGAATTACTAGATCTAGTAGCACCGGCTACTGCTCCAGCTACCGCGGCACCGGCTGCTGCTATTCCAGTGACACCTGCAACGGTGTCTGTTGCTGCCGCTGGCGGCACTGCCGCTGAGGTATTACTTGTTGCAGCCGCTGCCGATTCGGCCGCTTTTGCGGATGCGTTAATTGCTTCTAAATTCTGAGGAACCCCAGGTTTTAAAGTTGGTAATGCATTCTTAATTGAATTAAACGCATCGGCTGCTATTCCTTTAGCTCGGTTGATTATATTACTAATACCACCTCCTAACTTACCCAAGAATCCTGATATTGCACTAAATGCGCCGCCCACAGCGCCTAGACTAGCTGCAAAATTTCCAGAGCCAATAGTTGATGTAATAGAAGAAAAATTTGACGAAAGACCGGTAAATGAATCGGTGAGTCCACCTAATGCAGGTACTTTAGCTGTAAAATTAGTTATTTTATCTAAACTATCACCTATATTTTGTACAGTACCTATTGCCCCTTGAGCAGTATTAACTAAATTTTGACCTGTAGCAACTACACCTCGAGCAGTTGTAACTGCTTTATTAACATTATTAGCAGCTTCATTGTAAGCGTTTATAACCGGGGCTACTCCAGCGGTAGAACCAGCCAGTATTACCCCTGCAACATCTGCGGCTGCTTCTTTACCAGTCATTACTCCTACTTGAGTTAGAGCAGATTGACCTCGTTGTAAGCCTTCAACCGCTATTTTAGCTTGTGCATCAATATTATCAGCAAGCTGAGCCGCACTTTCACCGCCCGGTTTATTACCGGTAAAAAGATTCTTAGGTAATACTTTAGCTAGTGTTGCCCCGGGATTTTGTGCCAATGACATTACCAATGGCACAGATCCTGGTTTAATACAGCCGGAGGCTTGTAGTTGATGCGGAGTTAATCCTAATTTACCTAACACTGGAACAGCACCTTGTGCCGTTTGCACTATACCTCCCCCCACAGACGCAGCGAAATTGGCTGCACTACATCCTACGTTAGTAGATATCGCTCCTAGTAAGGCGCTTGTTTCGCCATATCCTATCAGTGAACTAATAGGACCTATAGCTGGTACAGTACAAGCTACAGCATTAGTAACTTGAGCAATAGGAGTTCCCTCTGCAAATTTATTAAGCAGAGAAAGAGGCGAACTAGGTGCAGACGAAAGTTGTGCATCTGCATTTAAAGTAGTGGGTATGTTAACCCCTTGTCCTGCGTTAGCCCATGGTGCATGTGCAGGTGCTCTAGATACTATGCTTATCAATTTACCAGGTGCCGCTAAAAAGCCCTTTGCCTTATCATATAGTGTATCAGTGTGTGCAACGTTAGTAGGAATAGGAACTTCTTTTGGAATTACGTAAGTTTGTCCAGTGTTTAAATTTACAAACAAACCATTAATAAAAGTTACTAAACTACTAGAATATGAAGCTACTCCACTAGCAGCCATACTCATAGCGCCACCAACTTTATGTGTAAACTTACCTAAGGTCTGTATTATGTTGTCTCCACCAACCCGTTGTTTATAATCTTTCTCCGAACTTACGGTAATAGAATCAGCTTGAATGTTTAATTTTTTAGCAGCATTAATATTAACATCATTGTCTGCATGTAAATTTAAATCGCCTTGGGTTCTAATATTAACACTGTTAGTAGAGAACATGTCAATAGTACCCTCTTTGCCTAGTTCAATGTAGCTTTGCCCATTTGAGTGTAGTATCATTAGAGTTTGACCATTATCACTCATTAAAATTTGATGACCCAATGCTGTTCTTATACGAATAAGTTGATCATTTCCAACAACATCGCCATCATCCATAACTATTGAGTGACCACCTTTTCTACCTACAACCTTTACATTTGGATTATCAGCCAAAGCTGCCTGCAGTACTGATTCATCAGTATAATTACCTTCATAGATAGGTCTACCTGGAGTACTTACTCCCCAGCCAACTCTACTAGGTGATTCACGCTGGGCACTAGTACTAATAGGTCCCCTAATAGGATCTCTAATAATACCTTGTTGGTTCATAATCGCAGCAGTATACGAATGAACTGGCTTCGCCATAGTAAAATAATCCGGATCGTTTGATTTAGGATTATTAGGATTAATATTAGTTACAGGTAATCTAGTGGCGCCACCGTAGCTAGAGGCTTCTGTATTATTTAAAACTACATTTGTTGTAGCACCTATAGCAGGGACCATTTGTAGTGCATCTGGATTAGGAACGCATCCTATATAGTAACCAAAGTTAGGATCACCGTTTACAAACATACATATTACTACAGTTCCTATTTCAGGAGGGCTTTGCCATGCTCCATATGAATGAGGGTTTCTTTCATATGTACCGTAATCTTCACGTTGATTACCACCTCGAGGTTGAGTATAACCATAAAAGTTAGGAAGTTGACCAACAGTTATCCAACTATCAGCATTATCCTGATCTTGACCGTTCAAATCAAGTAAGTATACCTGAATTCTACCCATTCTAACTGGGTCAACGTTATCTTTAACTACGCCAAAAACAGGAACCGATCTTATATTAGCATTACCTGCATCAGGTTCGCTTGACTTTATAGGTCCTCTTGGCTTGAAGTAATCGTACATTATTTTTTAACTCCGTTATTCGTTTATTTAAATTAGCTCGTCTAGCCTTTGAGGTCCATTCCGTGCTATTACATCTGATGTAAGTAGACCATTTGAAGTATCTTCTCTACCCTGTTCAGGGATAGGGACAGGCGTAGTGCCTTGAGCATCCTCATCTAATATTATTAATCCTGTATTAGGGGCGCCACCTGTAGGTGAAGTAATACTAGAAGCCAAGTTAGTAGTATTAGTTACAGATACTATTTCGGTAGATTCTACCCTAGAAAGAGCAGATTCCAAGACATCATTTACTACTTTTAATCCAGTAGTTTGGGTAGTAACATTTCCTAGTGATGCGTAAGGTGAAATAGCTTGGGATCCACTTATTTCATATTCATTAGCATTGGGATTGGCTGATCTAGCGTTTGAATCAACGACCGAGGCATCAGGGAATGTGTTAATCACACATTCTAAATCTTGGGTGAATTTACCTCCCCTAAAGTTACTGGTAACTTTTAAAACCATATAACTTACACCTTTGACTTTATTTTGTATTTCTCTAGGATACGCCCAAAACCTAATACTCTCGTTTATGGTCAGTACACCTGTATTAGTATCATAATCATCCGCTTCTTTAAAATTTATTTCTATAAAAACTTGTCCACCATTGGGATTGATAGTAAATCCATCATCCCCGTAAAATCTATCGTATACCGCTTTGATACTACCCGGAGAATCTTGCATTAAGAAATCAGGATCACCTATTATAGTAATTTTTACTTTAGCATATGATCCTGGATCATATAACGAAGTTACATAAGTGTTTATCGTCTCCAATTCTTTGTCTACAGCAGATAGTTTAGATTGGTCAGTACGATAACCCGGTACGGTAGTCACATCAGCTGGACCACCTTGTGATTGACCTGTACCAGAAGGAACTACTGCCACATTAAAATATGCATTATCCAATGATTGTTCGTAACTTAATACTTCTCTATTTTCTCCAGTATACCAATATTCATATACTTTATGGGGGCCATAATACTTAGGTGCAATTTTAGCATAAGCACTTAAATATATAGGAGTTATGTATTTTTTAATATAATATGTAAAGGTGTATGCATGATCGCCTACTTGGGGATCCCATTGTGCATTAGTTACTTTTACACTAATATTATACCAACTTATTTCACGGGTAGCACCGTTTGGTAAAAGTTCATCAGATTTATTTGGATTATTAGAATATACTGCTGCAACAGCATTTCTCATATAAGAACTATTAGAAATAATATTTTCAATAGCTTGAAGAATAGGTGTACTATTACGAAATTTCAATTGTTTTTCAGTTGGATTCGCAGGAGCATTTTGATTAACCGCAGCAGCCTCAGTTGATTGGGATGTCTTTTGTACCGGCATTCTATAAGAAAATTTGGTTAAATCATCTTTATTAACTATAGAAGCATCACCTATTTCTGGATCCTGAAATTCTACAAGATATGTATTTTTAACCTTAATCTGATTTTTATTCAACCTTTCTTGTTGCTCTCTAGATAGTATATCTAGAAATTGAGTTACGGCACCTCGCACAGTATCAGAAGTAACTTGTATATCTTTAGTAGAAAATCCATGCTTTAGCCCCATAGCTATACCTGGAGGCAGTGAATTAGCAGATATATTATATACCGTGGCTTGACCATTGACTTTAAATTTAATACCACGAATAATAATATCATAATATCTTTCAAAAATTCCACTAGAGTTATTAGAATCTTTTGGATCTAAGGTTCGATCTATGCCTTTTTGAGTACCGGTCATGAGGTTTCCTTTTTCATCATAACCTTGAAATCTAAGACCTAAAATATAGAATTGTCTAGTGGGATTTTGTAAATCTTTATAATTTTTAGTTTTACTATATGCTTGTAATTGGTCTGCTGCTCTTTTTAAATTCGTAATAAAAGAAAACCCTAATGGTTCAATAATATTAAAAGTAATATCAGTTACATTGGTTGCACTTTGAGTACTTTTTCCATTTATATAGGAATCAATTTTTAGATCATCTATATAATAATCATATACAAATCCGGCTGCTCTTTTAGCACTAGAATTATTAATTCCTCCACTTTGACAAATTATTAATGCTCCACCGTTACCTTTAGCCGATGCTTGATTTAACACATCTATTTGTTGACGACCTGAATCTACGAATCTGTCATATGCATCAGGTGTAATCATGTAAAGAGTAATTTGATATGTATAACTAGAAAATTCCCCTAAAGGGTTATGTCTTCTTTTGTTAGGCTCTTCTTGGTATGGAACAGCAGTTGGTGTTTCAGCTTTACCTGCTTGTGTTGTACCACTAGCATTTGCGCCTGAAGATCCTTGTACAGTGTTTGCTCTATTACCTGATCCTGAGCTTTGTGTACC